ATTCGACGTAGGTGATCTTCTCCTGATTGATGCTGAAATTTTGGTGATCACTTCCGTTTCTGGTAAGGACATCACAGTTACTCGTGGACAGTATGCAACTTCTGCTGCTTCTCACGCTGCTGGCGCTAACATCACTCTGATTGAACCCGCTGGTACTTCTTCTACCCTGAACGAAGGTTCCACCCTTACTGACTCTGACACTACTGTTACTGTAACTTCTGTTGCAACTCTGGGTGCTACCACCAACTCCTACATCGAGATCGACGATGAGATCATGCAGGTTACTGGCGTAAGCGGTAACGACCTGACTGTCTCCCGTGCTCAACTCGGTACTTCTGCTGCTTCTCACACTGACGGTGTTGCCGTTGATCTGAGAACTGTAACTGCTGCCAAGACGATCATCGACGAGGAAACCTCCACTGGTGTTACTCCTCCCCTGATCAAGAACGAAGACGAGTACGAAGCAACTACCGAGACTGCTGCTAACAACTGGAAGTGGGCTGCTAGAAACCCTGGTCAGTATGGTAACAGCATCAGAGTCGTAATGACTGACGCTGGTCCTGACCAAGTTCTTCACCTTGCAGAACCTGCCGCTGCTGCTGCTGAGTGGGAAATGACCCCTGGCGCTGGCGTATCTTTCTCCGCTGGAAACATCTACGGTAAAGTTTACTCCTACTCCTTGGTTGTAACTCTTTCTCCTGGCGCAAGTCTGGTTGGTGAGTTCAATGCCGACAACTTCTTTACCGCTAACGCTGGTAACGTAACTGGTCGCGTCATGGCATACGATCCTGCCAAGCGCACACTCGAACTGACTGTTGACAACACTTCTTCGGATCACCTCTCTGTTGGCGATACCATCACTGAACTCGCAAATAACAGCGGTTCTGCTGGTGCTGCTACTGGCGACAGCGCAGTTGTTTCTACCGTCAAGCGTAGACTGACTGTTGTTCTGGAAGAAGGTTCTAAGGACTTCTATGCTAACCTCACGATCAAGGATTCTAGCACTGTAACCTCTGGCGAAAACGCTGGTGACAACGTTACTGTTAGCGCCGTTGAGAGCGAGTACATCAGCAGAATCTACGGTCCTGGTCAGAAGTGGGCATCCGTTGCCGAGCGTCCTGGTACTTCCCAGTATGCTGCTGAGCGTGGTGGTTTCCGCGACCTGATGCACATCCTCGTCATTGATGGCGACGGTGGTATCACTGGCGTTCCTGGTTCAGTTCTTGAAAAGTTCACTAACCTTTCTAAGGCAAGAGACGCTAAGACTGCACAAGGTGCAAACCTCTACTATAAGGATGTCATCAAGGCGAACTCTGCGTATCTCTTCTGGGGTGCTCATGAGAACATCAAGATGTTCGATGTAAACACTGGTGCTACTGGTGACATCGGTTCTGCCGTACTGAACAGAAAGTTTGACCTGTTCAAGAACGACTACTCCATCAAGTCCATTGATGATCCTACTGGAACCAACCTGAGATCTATTCCTCTGGTTAACTCCAAGAACACTTCTACCTTGAAGTATCAACTTCGCGGTGGTGTTGATGGTTACACTGCTGAGCGTGACAAGCTCTTTGATTCTTACGATCTGTTCTCTGATCCTGAGACCGAAGAACTGGATTACATCATCATGGGACCTGCAATGTCCAACGATGATGACTCTGTTGCTAAGGCACAGAAGATGATCGACCTTGCAGAAACCAGACAGGACTGCATGGCATTCATCTCCGCACCGAGAGACGCCATCATTGGTGTACCTAGCAGCCACGAGATCGTGAACAAGACTGTCGAATACTTCGACAAACTGTCTTCTTCCTCTTACGCTGTATTTGATAACAACTACAAGTATGTTTATGACAAGTATAACGACAAGTATCGTTATCTTCCCATGAACGCTGACATTGCTGGTCTTATCCTCGACACCGCAATCGAAGCAGAACCTTGGTTCTCCCCTGCTGGATTCAGCAGAGGTCAGATCCGTAACGCTGTGAAACTTGCATACTCTCCGCTCAAAGATGAGCGCGACAGACTGTACGCTTCCAGAGTTAACCCTATCGTCGCCTTCCCTGGTGAAGGTATTGTTCTCTTCGGAGACAAGACTGGACTGGCAACACCTTCTGCCTTCGACCGTATCAACGTTCGTAGACTGTTCCTGGTGATTGAAAGAGCAATTAGTGATGCTGCTAAGTCCCAACTCTTTGAAATCAACGATGAGTTTACTCGTCAGTCCTTCAAGGATGTTGTTGACCCCTATCTGAGAGGAGTCCAGAGCCGCCGTGGTATCGAAGATTATCTGGTTGTGTGCGACAGCACCAACAACCCCGATGATGCCGTTGACCGTGGTGAGTTCTTTGCAGAGATCTTCGTGAAGCCGACCCGCTCCATCAACTTCATTACTCTCCGCTTTACCGCAACCCGTACTGGCGCATCATTCGCTGAGATCGTCGGTTGATTCATTGGGGTCCTTCGGGACCCCTACCCTTCTCCCCTTTCATTCATCAACATTCCCCAGGAGTAATATCCAATGTCAGACCCAGTAAGAAGAGGTGGCAATCGCCGCCGTAACGCATCCAGGCAGGAGGGAACGGAAACCTCTCTGTCAATCATGAATTTTAGGAATCAGATTCAGGATCTTGCAAGACCTAATCTATTCCAAGTTCAAATCGAATTCCCCGACATCGACGGTGGTGACTCAGGTCGTCCCGATGGCGGTAGAGATCGCGGTAGAGGCGGCAGAGGCCGTAGAGGTAGAAACAAGAACCAGGATACCAACCTGTCTACCTTCCTTGTGAAAGCAGCAAACCTTCCTGCTTCAACTATCGGTGTGATCGAAGTACCTTTCAGAGGTCGTCAGCTCAAAATCGCTGGTGATAGAACCTTTGAACCATGGACTGTCACCGTCATGAACGACGAGGCAATGCAACTTCGCACCAAGTTTGAAGGATGGGCGCGTGCTATCCAGGAACTTAGCATGAACTATCAGCGTGCTGATACGATTGCTAACTACCAAGCAACTGCTCGTGTGTTCCACTACGACAGACAGAACGGTGCCAACGGTGCTTATCAGTTTGAAGGTATCTGGCCTTCTAACATCTCTGCCATTGACCTGGCATGGGATAGCAACGACACCGCTGAGGAATATACCGTTGAGTTCCAAGTTCAATACTGGGAGCCTACTACGGATATTAACCAACCTCATGGTCGTCAGAGACGCAGAAGAAACCGTAACCGTAGAGGTAGAGGCGGTAGAGATAGCTGATCTCTAAAACACATACTAACGAACTTGCTAAATAGTATTTGAAGTAATTACTTTCATTTGATGTCTCAACTATTTGGTTATTCGTTAGAGCGTAAGAAGGGGCAGGGTTCTGCTCCTTCTTTTGTGCGTAAAGAGTCGGATGACGCCGCCCAACCCATCGTCGCTGGTGGATATTTTGGTCAATACGTTGAGATGGGAGATGCCGCTAATAAGGCATCAGAGGCAGATCTAATCGGTCGTTACCGTGAGATGTCTCTGCACCCCGAAGCAGATGCTGCTATTAATGATGTGGTCAACGAAGCAATCGCTGGGGATCTGAATGATCACCCTGTGGACATTGACCTTCAACACCTTAAAGTTTCTCAGACCCTTAGGAATAGAATCCGTGAGGAGTTTGAAAATGTTTTGGTGCTCCTAGACTTTGATAGAAAAGCATACGATATTTTCCGTAGATGGTATATCGACGGTCGTCTCTTTTATCATAAGATGATCGATACTAACAACCCTAGTGCTGGCATTAGTGAGTTGAGATATATCGATCCCCGTAAGATCAAAAAGGTTGTCGAGTTTGACAAACCTAAGGATCGTCTCCAACCCATTGATCCTCAGACTGCATCTATTGTGCCTAAGTCTGTTGAGTATTATATTTACTCACCCAAGGGTCTGAAAGGGTACGAGAACAATGGTATTAAAATTGCGCCAGACGCTATCACATACTGCCACTCTGGTCAGTTGGATATGCAGCGCAACTATGTACTATCACACCTCCACAAAGCAATTAAAGCACTCAATCAACTTAGAATGATTGAGGACTCTCTGGTTATCTACCGTTTGAGTAGAGCACCTGAGCGTAGAATTTTCTACATTGACGTTGGTAATCTGCCTAAGCAAAAAGCAGAGCAGTATCTGCGTGAGGTGATGTCTCGCTATCGTAACAAGTTGGTATACAACGCTGACACTGGCGAGATCCGTGACGACAAAAAGTTCATGTCTATGCTGGAAGACTTCTGGCTTCCTAGACGTGAAGGTGGTCGCGGTACAGAAATCTCCACCCTACCTGGTGGACAAAACCTTGGTGAACTGGAAGACGTTAAGTATTTCCAGAAGAAACTGTACAGATCTCTGAATGTTCCAGAGTCCAGATTGGAATCTGAGAGCAGTTTCAACATCGGTCGTAGTGCCGAGATCACCAGAGACGAAGTTAAGTTCCAAAAGTTTGTCACTAGACTCCGCAAAAAGTTTAGTGATCTGTTCAATGATCTTCTGAGAACTCAACTCGTTCTGAAAGGTGTCATCACTCTCGATGAGTGGGATGACATGAAAGAACATATCCAGTATTCCTTCATCGCGGATAACTATTTCGCAGAGATGAAGGAGAAGGAAGTCATGAACGAGAGACTTGCTCTCCTCGCTCAGATGGATCCTTACGCTGGTAAATACTTCTCTCTTGAATACCTTCGTCGTAACATCTTGCGTCAGTCTGATGCTGACTTCCAAGAGATCGATGAACAGATGCAAGCAGAAATTGATGCGGGTCTAATCGTTTCTCCTGCTGAAATGCAGCAGATGGAAAAAGCGCAAATGGAGTTGTCACTGATGCCTCCTGAGCAACCAGAAGAAGAGGAAGGAATGGATCCAAAAGATTATGAAAAAGGAAACATCTAAATAGTATTAGTATTACAACACATTATGCCTTCCCAATCCGCACTTGATATTGTCAATCAACTGTTTGCGGGTCAGAAAGATCTTTCTGATTACGTTGACACTCAAATGAAATCCCTTGCCATGGATAAGATTGGTGATATGAAAAAAGATGTAGGTGCAAGCATGTTTGCTCCACCTGCTGATGGTCCTGAGAATACTGAACAACCTGAGGACGCTGTACCCCCCGATCAACCCGAAGCATCAACCGAGGAACCCACTGATGAAACTGATAACGGAGAAGATTGAAGACGCCAAGATCGTAATTACCGAGGGTAAGAACGGCAAGCGTAACACTTTCATCGAAGGTGTGTTTCTTCAAGCAGAAATTTGCAACCGCAATGGTCGCATGTATCCCATGAGAACCATGGAGCGTGAAGTCCAGAAGTATAACGAGAATTTCGTTAAGTCTGGTCGTGCTCTGGGTGAACTGGGTCATCCTGATGGTCCTACCATCAACCTCGACCGTGCATCTCACCTGATCACTTCTCTCAAAAGAGAGGGTAATAACTTCGTCGGTAAAGCAAGACTTCTTGAAACACCGATGGGTAAGATCGCTAAGCAACTGCTTGACGAGGGTGTCAAGTTGGGAGTTTCCTCACGCGGACTGGGTTCTATCAAGGAAGAAAATGGTGTCAAGATCGTTGGCGAAGACTTTATGCTCGCTACCGCTGCTGATATCGTAGCAGATCCTTCTGCTCCTGACGCTTTCGTCAATGGAATCATGGAAGGTAAGGAATGGGTATGGGCAAATGGATCAGTCCATGAGTCTGATATCGACAAAATCAAGAAAAGAATTGACAACGCTGCGGTAGCGCAGTTGGAAGAAAGAAAGATCTCCGCATTTTCGGACTTCTTGAAAAATCTGTAACTATAAATAATTAGAGCAATCACACCATTCGTAGCATTTGGAGCCAACAATGTCTGACAAAATTGAAGAAACAACACTCGATGAATCCAGCGTAACTGCTGGTGCAAAACCTGCCGACCCACAGGGTAAACTGTCAGACGACGGTAGTGCTCTCGGTGGTGTGCAGGATCTGGGTGGACCTACCCCCCAGAACTCTAAGCCCGATGACGAAAGCAATAAGTATCGCATCGTAGCAAAGAGTGCTTCTGCCCCTACTACCAAACCATCCGACGCTTCTGGTAACAAGCAGGATTCTATTTCTAAGTCTCCTACGTTTGACCATACTGAGCACGATGGTGAGGAAGTGATTGCTGAGGAAGAGGAAGTCGAAACTATCCAGATCGATCTTTCCGCTGACGTTGCTGCTCTAACCGAAGGTGAAGACCTGAGCGAAGAGTTCAAGCAGAAAGCAGCCACCATCTTTGAAGCGGCAGTTGTTTCCCGCCTCAACGAGGAACTGGATCGCATCCATGGCGACTACGCCAAGGTGCTTGAAGAAGAAATTGAGACAGTTAAGTCTGAACTTGCTGAGCAAGTGGATGAGTATCTTTCATTCGCTGTTAGCAAGTGGGCTAAGGATAACGAACTCGCTATCGAACACGGCATCAAGACCGAGATGGCAGAGAGCGTCCTTGCTGGACTCAAAGAAGTTTTCGTCGAGAATTTCATTGATCTTCCCGACGAGAAAGTTGACTTGGTTGACGAGATGACCGAGCAACTTGATATTATGCAAAATAAACTCAACGAACAAATCGAAGAGAACGTTGGTCTCTCCAAAGAGGTCGGCGGTTATATCAAGAATGGGATTGTGAGCGAACTGAGCGAGGGTCTGTCCCTTTCGCAACGCGAAAAGCTGGCATCTCTTGCTGAGGGAGTTGAGTTTGAAAATGAAGAGACCTTCCGCGAGAAGGTGGCGACTCTGAGAGAGTCGTACTTCTCTACCAAACCCGAAGTAACTACTGTTACTGAGGACGTTCAGGTTGAGAATCAGGAAGTTGGCGACACTATGAACGCCTACGTCCAAGCACTTTCCCGCTGGGCTAAGTGATTTTAGTACCACTATTCTACACACGTAAGTAAAAGCAAATGTTCAATTCCGAATCTTTGCAGGAAAAGTGGGCACCCATTCTGGAACACTCCGAACTGAATAACATTTCGGACAAGTATAGAAAGGCTGTCACCTCCATCCTGCTTGAAAACCAAGAAAAATTCCTCCGTGAGGAAGCAGGCGTCCTTAACGAGGCAGCCCCCACCATGAGTGCTGGCACCGCTGGTTTCTCTGGTAGCAGCACTGCCACTGGTCCTGTCGCTGGTTTCGACCCCGTGCTGATCTCCCTGATCAGACGTTCGATGCCTAAGTTGATTGCCTATGATATCGCAGGCGTTCAACCGATGACTGGTCCTACTGGACTCATCTTTGCCATGCGTTCACGCTATGGCACAAACCGTACCGCTGGCACCGAAGCATTCTTCAACGAAGCTGATTCGGAGTTCTCTGCTGAGAACGCAGCATCTGACCTCGGTAGAACCGCTCAAAGCGGAAGCAACCCTGGTCTGCTGAATGACAGCGGCACCTACACCGTCTCTGACGGTATGCCGACTGCTGAGGCTGAGGCACTGGGCGACGCATCTGGTAACCAGTTTGCTGAAATGAACTTCTCAATCGAGAAGGTCACCGTAACCGCCAAGTCTCGTGCTCTGAAAGCAGAATACTCGCTTGAACTTGCTCAGGACCTGAAAGCCGTTCATGGTCTGGATGCTGAGTCTGAGCTCGCCAACATCCTCTCAACAGAGGTACTCGCTGAGATCAACCGCGAAGTTGTACGTACCGTATACCGCATTGCTCGCCCTGGCGCTCAGAACAATACAGCAACCGCTGGCGTGTTTGACCTCGACGTTGATTCCAACGGTCGCTGGTCGGTCGAGAAGTTCAAGGGTCTCCTTTTCCAGATTGAGCGTGATATGAACGCCATCGGGCATGAGACTCGTAGAGGAAAGGGTAACATTCTGATCTGCTCCGCTGACGTTGCTTCGGCACTGTCAATGGCAGGCGTTCTGGATTACACCCCTGCACTGTCTGGTAACAGCAACCTGTTGCCTGATGACAACAGCAGCACCCTGGCAGGTACTCTGAACGGTCGTATCAAGGTCTACGTTGATCCTTATTCCGCTAACGTAAGTGATCGTCACTTCTACGTTGCTGGTTACAAGGGTTCTAGTGCCTATGATGCTGGACTCTTCTACTGCCCCTATGTGCCCCTCCAAATGGTTCGCGCCGTTGGTCAGGATACATTCCAGCCCAAGATCGGTTTCAAGACTCGCTACGGCATGGTCGCAAACCCATTCGCAGAAGGAACGACGCAGGGGAGCGGCGCTCTTACTGCAAATGCTAACCGCTACTACCGTAGAGTGTTGGTTGACAACCTTATGTGATCCATCACGGATACATTCTTTCAAGAGACCCTACGGGGTCTCTTTTTTTGTACTTTCTTAAAGTTATGTAATAAAGCAACAAATGTTCACTACGAACATTATCGTCTTATAAGTAGTAGCAGCGCAACTATGGAGGTGTGCGATGTACCCAAAACCCTTTCCCTTTTAGAATATGTAAACCATTGCAGGAGGAAGGATAATGCACAACATTCTATCAAGAAATCAACTTGATGAGTGGAGGCACTTTGAGGATACCTTGGACTCTATCGATTTAGAGAACCAAAGACTCAATGACTACTACGAATGCATGATCGAGTGCGACGATGTTAAATCGCACAGTTGTAAGAAGATATGTAGGAGCTTGCTTATGTGAGAAAAACCACACGCTTCGTCTGTCTTAGCACCCCTATGGGGTGCTTTTTTGTTAAATAGTACACTATAATATGGATACTCCATGCCCAGAGGCATCATGCTGAAACCAGATATTTTGACTAAGATTTATAAGTTGAAGACTAAACTATTCGACGGAGAACATAGTGATAAAGGGGCAGAGTGGCACGAGGGTGCTCATTTCGCCTATAATAAAATCCTAGATACATTACAAGAGTATAGAGAATGACACAAGGAAAAGATCTCGACTTCATCGATGATGTTCTTGATGATATCGAAGAAAAGAAAAGCAATGTAACCGAAGCAACAGAAGAAGACTACAAAGACTTCTGGTATGGTACGGAAGCATGACCAGTTACGTATCCAAAAAAGAATGCCAGGAGATGATCGATGCTGCAATTCGTAAACACAACCGTAATGCTTCAATTATTTCTATGTTTGTCGGGTGGTTTGTTCTTGCTCTCTTTGCTGAGGGCCTCCTCAGGTTGATTGGTGTAATACCACCAGTATTACCATGGATGGATATCTCTATCATGTGATCTAAATAGGAGTGAAGAACTCCTAGGGATACATGACTTACTACCAGGACGCAGATAATACTGCTAGATGGGAAAAACAAATCGAGAATAGGAACTTTCTATCGCCTATTGGATTCAAGATGTTGCTTGAACAATTCCCGAAGGTTCCATATTTCTCTCAATCTGCCAACATTCCTGGCATGGGTCTCAACACTGTTGAGCAACCCACTATGTTAGGGCGTCCTATTCCTTGGGATGCTCATGGTCTGAACTATGAACCGTTCAACCTGACGTTCCTGGTGGACGAGAACTTAGAAAACTATCTGATCATTCACAACTGGATGAAGGGTATCAGTGGTGGTGATGCTACGTGGGAACGTGGAGACTATGAGAATGAGTTCCTACCACGTTGTGATGGTTCTCTTGCTGTCATGAATTCTAACATGACAACTAACTTCTTTATCAACTTCAAGGATCTATTTCCTGTGTCATTGAATGCGTTGGAATTTAATGCTACAATAGATGGTACAGAGTATGCCACGGCGTCAGTCGAATTCAGGTATACTGCATTTGAAATCCAAGACAAAGATGGCAAGCGGAGGAAACTCTTGAATGACTCTTGATGACATTCGTGACATGTGGAGGGAAGACTGTAAAGTAGATCAGAACGACCTCGACACTGAAAACTTTAAGTGTACTGTGGTACATGAGAAGTATTTGAATATATGGTCTCAGTTCAAACTGATGCACTCAGACGCTGAGACCAAAGGTAGGATGCTCTACAAACGAAAGTTTGAATACTATGCTGGTAAAGCACCTGCCAAAGAATACGCCGACAAACCTTTCAATCACAAGGTACTCAAAGGAGATCTCAACACATACATCTGGGCGGACGAAGAGTGGTTGAGAAACAAACAGAAAATAGACTACCTTGAAACGTGTATAAATTACTTAGAGATGATTCTTAAACAGTTATCCTCACGAGGATTTCAGATTAAGAATTTTATTGATCTGAGGAAACACGGTGATTACTAAGATTGAGAAAAAGAACGAAGTATACATTAAGGTTTCAGCAGAACCACACGTACATAAAGAACTAAGCGAGCACTTCCAGTTTGAGGTGCCCCAAGCAAAGTTCATGCCACAGTACCAAAAGTACAAATGGGATGGCAAGATCCGTTTATACTCCCCAGCAACAGGGGAGATATATGCGGGTCTTTTTGATTATGTCTGCGAGTTCCTTGATCAGAAAGGATATGAGTGGGAAGTAGAAGAATCCAAACACTATGGAAAACCAAATGAATCAGAACTTCTCGTATCTCCTGAGGCAGTTGCGGGGTATGTTAGATCTCTGGGACTACCTTTTAAGGCACGAGACTACCAGTTACGAGCAATTTACCAAGCACTTAGGTTTAATCGCCGCCTTCTATTATCCCCGACAGGATCAGGAAAATCCCTAATCATCTATGCCCTGGTGCGTTGGCATCAAGGTATGGGACGTAGGACATTGATCATTGTTCCTACTGTGTCCCTGGTTGAACAGATGTATAAGGACTTCCAACAGTACGGATGGAAGGCAGATGCATACTGCCACAAGATCATGGGTGGTACAGAGAAGTACAACGATGCCCCCGTGGTCATCTCTACATGGCAGAGTATCTACAAGGAACCACGTAAGTTCTTCAAGGAGTTTGATGTGGTCATCGGTGACGAGGCACATCTCTACAAGGCGAAAAGTCTGTCAGGTATTCTTACTAAACTGCATGACTGCAAATACCGTATAGGACTGACAGGTACTCTCGATGGTATGCACACTCACCAGTTAGTGCTGGAAGGTTTGTTTGGTCGATGTGACCGAGTGACTAAGACTATTGATCTAATGAAGAAGGGACACCTCACACCTCTGAAAGTGAAGTGTCTGGTATTGAAGCATGGATATGTACCGTTTGATGACTATCAACAAGAGATGGACTACATCGTCAGTCATCCCAAGAGAAACAATCTCATTACTAACCTAGCGTGTGACCTGGGTGGTAATACTCTCATCCTATTCAACTACATCGAGAAGCACGGGGAACCTTTGTGGGAGATGCTAAATAATAAGGTAACAGAAGGTCGTAAGATTTTCTTTATTCACGGTGGTATTGATGCATATGATCGCGAAGAAGCGCGATCTATTTGTGAGAAGGAAAAGGATGCAATCATATTGGCATCATACGGAACCTTCTCAACAGGAATCAATATCAAGAACTTGCATAATGTTATCTTTGCGAGTCCATCCAAGTCGAGAGTGAGGAACCTCCAATCTATTGGACGTGTCCTCCGTAAGGGTGATAACAAGGCACAGGCAGTGTTGTATGACATTGCAGATAACTGCGCCCGAGGATCCAAAAGTAATTATACCCTTCGTCATCTTGCTGCACGTATCAAGATCTATCAAGAAGAGTCATTCGATTACGAAATTAAGGAGATCAAATTAAAACATGATTAATTACATTCGACACGACGAACAATTCTTTGCAACAATAAAATTAATTACTGGGGAAGAAATCCTCGGTGAGGTACTTATTAGTGAAGATCCTGATTCAAAGAAAGATATGATTTTTGTACAGAATCCAGCAAAGACTAAGGTGATCGATATGAATAGTGAAGATCCCACAGACACCAATAAGCATAAAGTCGCTATGGGGTTCATCCGCTGGATGAACTTCTCAGATGAAGATTTTTATGTCCTAGACGAATCCTCTCTCATCTCTATTGCTCCTATGTCAAAGGAAGCAGTTATGATGTACAAGAGGTGGGTACGTAAAGAACTCGGGAACGAAGAGACACAAGAAACTGAGGTGCCCATCAATGAAAGCATGGGACTCCTTGGTAAAGTAGAGGACGCAAGGAGTCTACTGGAACGTTTGTTCAATGATAAGTCATCTAAGTAACTAAGAGCTCTCTGTCTCTGAACCCTTGCAGTGTTAGTATAATTAATTATTATTATGCTGTCAAGCCCTATGAACGTGTGTCACCTTGTCACTTGGGTTTTCTTGACTTATTGGTCACGATAAGGTAACATTATGACATCCGTGATAATCCACTATGCCGATTACTATGCCACGGAAGAATGCCAAAAAGAAAGAACACTATGTAGATAACAAACAGTTCTTACACGAACTGATTATCTATCGTAACAAGTGTGCAGTTGCTAAGGAAAAGGAACTGCCCAAACCTCGGGTGTCTAATTACATTGGTGAATGCTTCCTTAAAATCGCAACCCACCTGTCCTATCGTCCGAACTTCATTAACTACATGTACCGAGAGGACATGATTGGTGATGGTATCGAGAACTGTATCCAGTACATCCACAACTTTGATCCAGAGAAGTCGTCCAACCCGTTTGCATATTTCACACAGATCGTGTACTATGCATACCTGAGGAGGATTGCTAAGGAGAAGAGACAGCAAGCAATCCGAGAGAAGATCCTAGAACGCAAGGGATATGAAGAGGTGTTCCACACGGATGACCTTGACAATATCTCCGATATGAATTATATTAAAGCACGAGTTGAAACCAACACGAGGTACTAATTCATGGCGAACGACCGTTACATGGCGCGTTACTGGCACGGTGGAAAAGATCGAGATCGGATCCGCGAACTTTGTGAAGAACTTACCAGCATCCTTGGTGGTGTAACATATACACAATCCTGCAAGACAAGCGCAGGCAAGCAGTACAAGAAACTGGTATTTGAATATGAAGTTACTACTAATAACTGACCAGCATTTCGGTGCCAGAAATGATAGTCTTGTCTATGTAAATAAGTACCGTAAGTTCTACGAAGGAACTGTACTACCTTATATCGATAAACATAAGATCACTCAGGTACTCTGCCTGGGTGATACTTTTGACAGACGTAAGTATGTAAATTATAGTTCGTTGCAAGCAGCAAAGGACATGTGGTTTGACCCTCTTCGTGAGCGTGATGTGAAAATGCACATGCTTGTGGGTAACCATGATATTTACTACAAGAATACTCTACGAACTAATTCCCCAGACTTGCTCTTGGGTGACTATCCCAACATTACTGTCGTTACTAATCCTACTGAACTATCTTTTGGTGGTTTGGATATTCTTCTTCTGCCTTGGATTTGTGATGACAATCGAAGAGAATCCATCGAAGCGATTGAAAATAGTAAGTCTTCTATCTGCCTCGGTCATCTGGAACTTAATGATTTTGAACCTATTCCTGGATACACCATGGAACATGGGGATGACCCGAATATGTTTGCCAAGTTTGATCTAGTGTGTAGTGGTCATTACCACCACAGATCTACCAAAGGTAACATCACATACCTCGGTAATCCGTACCAAATGTTCTGGAATGATTACGGTTGTGATAGGGGGTTTAACGTACTAAATACAAATACGAAAAAACTTTCCTTTGTAAAAAATCCGAATAGTATGTTCCACAAGATCTACTATCGCGATTCCGAAACTGCCACTATTGATTATAAGAAATTGAATGGTAGTTACGTCAAACTGATTGTAGAGAAGAAAGAGGACCAAGTTCTCTTCGATAAAACTCTCAAAAAGATTACCGATTCAGATATCGCTGATCTTAAAATCATAGAGGATACCTTCGTACACCTTGACGACGTAGACGATAGTCTAGAATCAGAAGATACTCTTAGTATTCTTCAAAATTGTGTCAAGGAAATCGACAACAAAGATGAGATCTTTGGTATCCTACAATCATTATATGTAGAAGCACTAAGACTCTGATGTTCGTACTAGTTGACAAAAAATCTGGTGGAGTGTACGCTGTTCGGGATGACACCATCGACGAAAGGGTAGTCCAGATCTTTGAAGACGAGGACGACGCTCAGCGTTACCATGGTTATCTGATTGCTGACAACTACAAAAGGGCGCTTGAAGTTCTGGAAGTAGAAGAAGATGTCGTTAAAGAAAACTGCAATCAATTCGGTTACAATTACACGGTCATTCGACCTCACGATATAGTATTTCCTCCAAAGGATTTAGAATAGTATGATTGTTTTTGAAAAGATCCGATGGAAGAATTTCCTGTCCACTGGTCAGCAGTTCACCGAAGTCGATCTTACTGAATCCCCTACAACATTGATCGTAGGCAATAACGGCGCAGGCAAGAGTACCATTCTTGATGCGCTTTGTTTTGTCTTGTTCAATAAACCGTTCAGGAAGATCACCAAGTCACAACTGATGAACAGCGTGAACGAACGTGAACTTTTGTGTGAGGTTGAGTTCAAAATCGGCACGATGAGTTATAAAATATGTCGTGGGGTCAAACCTAATGTGTTTGAGATCTACCGTAACTCAGAACTGGTGGACCAGAATGCTGCTAACAAGGACTACCAGAAGTACCTGGAACAGAGCATACTTAAACTTAACTACAAGTCTTTCACTCAGGTTATTATTCTTGGTAGTTCAACTTTTGTTCCTTTCATGCAGTTACCTGCTGCTCATCGAAGAGAAGTTATCGAAGATATCCTGGATATCCAAATCTTTTCTCAGATGAATGGTATCCTCAAAGAGAGGATCAAAGATGTAAAAGATCAACAACGACAGTGTGAGTACGAATTAGAGATTGCTCAACAGAAAGTTGACATGCAGATTCGTAACATTGAGAATTTGTCAGCAGTTGATCAGAAACAAATCGAAGACAAGCAAGCAAAGTTTGTAGAGAATGAGAACCGTGTAGTAGATATCAAAGGTGAGATCAAAGAACTCAATAAACAGATCACTCTTCTAGAACCTGAGATTCTCAAACTAGATGTCACCGTAGAGAAGCATGAGAAGTTCAAGGACATGAAGTCCAAGATCTATCACAAGTTGAATACATCTAAGAAGAACTATGATTTCTTTGTAGAGAATAAAACTTGTCCCACCTGTACACAGGAGATCGACAAAGAACTTCGTATTGATAAGCAAGCAGAACTCAATCAGAAATGTGTTGAACTGACTGACGCAGGTTCTCAGATCATGATGCAGATCACAACCCTTGGTAAAACTATCAAGGAACTACGTGAGAAAGCATCTTCTCTCAATGATCTACGCTATCAGATTCAATCTCTCACCAAGGAAGAGATGCGTCTGCTGAAAGAGAACACTCAGATCATGACTGATGTAGGTAGTGACTGCACTAATCTGGAAAGTGAGAAGCAAGATCTTCTCAAAATGCAACAACTACTTGACAACAAACAAGATTCATGTTCTAATATAAACAAGCAGACGGATCATCTCAAAACGGTTGCTAATCTCCTGAAAGACGGTGGTATCAAAACTAAGATTATCTCTAAGTTTGTTCCCATAATTAATCAGAGGATAAATAAGTATCTACAAAGCATGGATTTCTACGTGAACTTCACGCTTGACGATAACTTCAACGAGAAAATTCTTTCTCGCTTCCGTGATGATTTTTCTTACGCCTCATTCTCCGAGGGTGAGAAACAAAAGATCGACCTGGCACTGCTGTTCACCTGGCGAGAAGTCGCTCAGTTAAAGAACAGCGTCAGCACAAACCTTCTCCTTCTGGATGAAGTGTTTGATTCCTCGCTCGATCAGTCTGCTACGGATGAACTGATGAGGATATTGAAAGGACTGGGGGAGAAGACCAATCTATTTGTGATCTCACATAAAGGCGATGTATTGTTCGACAAGTTCGATCGCATCGTAGAGTTCTCAAAAGATGGGGACTTCTCCACCATGTCGAATATCCAAGGATGAAACACATTCTATTCACCCTCAAAGGTTGTCCACTGTTTCTATTAGATGATGAACCTCTCATTCGTACTATGTTAGCGAATGCAGCGAGCATTGCACAAGCAGAACTGCTAGATATCGTATCCCACAAGTTTAGTCCACTCGGGGTTACAGCAGTTGCATTACTCGCAGAGTCTCATATCAGTATTCATACCTGGCCAGAGAAGAACATGGCAGTATGTGATGTGTTTACGTGTGGCACGAGGGCAGTGCCTGAATACGCAGTAACATACATCTCTGAATACTTAGAAGCACATGAGATAATCCATTCACAGTTCATCCGTCCGTTGGACCAGGATCCACACGGACATCAAGACAGTTAAATTAGTGGCACAGACCCTGTGGTTTTTGAACCATGGGGTTTTATACTATATTCATACAACACAAAAATCACATGCGTCAAAACTCCCACGAAATTCAAGGTAACCTTGCTAGACTGCTCGCTACCGAGAACCTCTTGGTGGAGCACAAGGAAGTCCAGACTGCTTCCTTTGACGTTGACAAGCGTGTGCTTACCCTGCCTATCTGGCAACGTGCAAGCAAGACTGTATACACCATGCTCGTTGGACACGAGGTAGGACACGCTCTGTTTACTCCTAACGACTTCTCCTTCACCGATGAGTGCCCTAAGGCATACGTGAACGTCACTGAGGACGCTCGCATTGAGAAACATATGAAACGTAAGTTCCCTGGTCTCACCAAGGACTTCTACAAAGGTTATCAGGAACTCCATGATGACGATTTCTTCTGCGTAGCAGACGAAGATCTCTCTCAGATGACTTTGATCGACAGAATCAATCTTCACTTCAAGATTGGTGCTTACGCAATGCTCCCATTCAGTGCCTCTGAGACCCCTCTGAGAGACGCTGTGGGCGCTGCTGAGACATTTGAGGAAGCAGTTGCTGCTGCTGTCGCTATTTACAAGTTTGCTAAGGAGCAGCAAGAGGACAAGCAGAAGACCTCAATACCCGCTCAACCACAGCAATCTTCTGGTCCTAGCACTGGTCAAGAAGAGACCAAACAGGAGAAAAAGAGTGAGAGTCCTGAGGATTCTGACGGTGAAGGTGATGATGAGAAGGAAGAGTCACGTCCCTGGTTCGATACTGACGAGGGAGAGGACACTGGCACCAGCAAGAATGATGATCCAGCAGACCTTGACACTCCTTCTTTTGAGTATCACGAACCTGACATCAACAATGTTGCAACTCAACGCAACTTCGATGAGTCAGCAAAGGGTCTGATCGATCCGAATGCTACTCCACCTGAGTATGTCTCTTATCCTAAGTTTGACATGAGTAAAATCGTCACTCCTAACAAAGCACTTTGGGAGAGAACAGTAGAATACTGGAACGATTACTATGCTGACCACATTGCAGAGGGTCGTAACGTCTTCGCAGCAGTAGATGAGAAGTTCCAGAAGTTCTGCAACTCTACTGCTAAGGATGTGAACTACCTGGTCAAGGAGTTCGAGTGCAAAAAGTCTGCATCTTCATACGCTCGTGCTACTACATCACGTACTGGTGTTCTTGACACTAAGAAACTCCACAATTACAAGTTCAGTGAAGACATCTTCCGTAAGGTGACACGTACACCTGATGGTAAGAATCATGGTCTTGTATTCCTGCTTGACTGGTCTGGTTCTATGTCAGGAGAGATCTTCGACACAGTAAAACAGGTCATCAATCTTGCTCAGTTCTGTAAGAAAGTCGGTATTCCTTTCGATGTGTACTCTTTCGTGACTGATGCAGGACAAAATCAGTTCTTCGGTCTTCCTACTGATGCTGATTACAGGGACATTCCTGACCACCAGACTCGTAATGTCGGTGAGTTCTGGGTTGACAAGAGATTCAAACTGGTCAACCTGTTGACTAGCGAAGGAAACAACAAATACTTCAAACATCAGTGCAACATGCTGTTCCGTGTGGCAGCATACTGGGAGGAGCGTGGTTACTACGAGTTCCGTGTTGCACCTCCACACTTCCTAGGACTCGGTGGCACCCCTCTGAACGATGCTCTCGTGGTTATGCACCAGTATTTCGGTGAGTGGCAGCGTAAAGTGGGTGTAGAGAAGGGTCACCTGATCATCCTGACTGATGGTGAGTCACAGTGCATCGGTCGTACAGCAGGTGCTGAGGAGTCTCCATACATGTCCCACAAGTATCCTCGTACTCTTGGATACAACACTGTTATCCGTGACCGTGGACGTTACTACTCAGGTATCCACAATGCAAACAGTTCATGTACTGCTGGTCTGCTTCGTGTGCTCCGTCAGAAGTATTCTGATTGCAGCATCCTTGGATTCAGAATCTGTCAACCACGAGCACTGACTTACTATCTTCACAACATGGATATGTGGGACGAGGCAGATAAGTACAACAAGACATTCAAGAAGGATTCCTCTGTTGTTATCAAGAACTCTCCTTACACTGAGTTGTATGTCATCAAGTCAAACTCCTACAAGGAAGATGTTGAGATGGAAGTTGCAGAGGATGCAACCAAGGGTCAGATCAGGACTGCCTTCAAGAAGACCTTGAAGTCCAAGGGTGTGAACCGTAAGATGCTCTCATCCTTCGCTTCTCAGATCGCATAAAACCACTTGGATAAGTGTCCACTACCCCCTGACCAGGGGGTTTTTTATTGCTATTGTATATACATACAAACAAACACACACGATTATGCCTTTCGCTCCTGTTCCCGTTACCACAGACGACCTCATCCAGTTCCTTTCTGACAAGCATGGTGAAACCGTAGGTACTCAGGAATTGCTGGGTGCTGCTGATCACTTCAACTGCTCCTTCGCTACCGTGAAGAAGCGTCTGAAAGGTCACAAGGCAGGCATCGGCAAGTGGAACCTGACTGCTGTTGAGCAACTTGAAAAAACTCTCTCAGCACCTGCTGTCCTCCCTGCACACGAAGTCAACTTGGTCCCTGCAATCGATAACAACTATGTTCCTTTTGGCAACTTCACTGATGTCAAGAAGGTTATCAAGTCCAACATCTTTTACCCTCTGTTCATCACTGGTCTCTCTGGTAACGGTAAGACCTTCGGTGTTGAGCAAGCATGTGCATCACTGGGTCGTGAACTGATCCGCGTAAACATTACCGTAGAAACTGATGAAGATGATCTTATTGGCGGTTTCCGCCTTGTTGATGGCAACACCGTCTGGCACAATGGCCCAGTCATTGAAGCACTCCAAAGAGGATCTGTACTGCTCCTTGATGAGATCGACCTCGCTAGTAACAAAATTCTCTGTCTCCAATCTATCCTTGAAGGGAAAGGAGTTTACCTTAAAAAAATCGGAAGATGGGTTTCTCCTGCAAGTGGATTCAACGTCATCGCCACAGCCAACACTAAGGGTAAGGGTAGCGACGACGGACGATTCATTGGAACTAACGTGCTCAACGAAGCGTTCCTAGAACGTTTCCCTCTGACCTTTGAGCAGGAGTATCCTACCCCTACTGTTGAGATCAAGATGCTCAACAACTACTGCAAGGAACTCGGTTGCTGTGATCAAGAATTCATGGACAACCTTGTGAACTGGGCAGACATCATCCGTAAGACTTTCGCTGAGGGTGGTTGTGACGAAGTGATCAGCACCCGTCGTCTTGTCCATGTTGTTCGTGCCTTCGCTATCTTCAACAACCGTATCAAAGCGATCAAGTTGTGCCTCAATCGTTTCGATGAAGAGACTAAAACCTCCTTCCTTGAACTTTACACAAAGATTGATGCTAAGGTTGAACTCTCTGAATCACCCCTCCTTGAATCCTGATGCTATATCGCACACAAATCCTTGATAAAGCAGGCGTAGATCGCCTGCTTGGTCAGGTTGATCCTGTCCTTGTGACCACACCGTTCAAAAATGTTGAGGAACACAAGGGAGTTGATCCTGACTGGTTAGACGAGAGAGTCGGTGAGTCTCTCCACCCAGATCTATCACTCAGCAGCGGTAGAACTGGGTACACATACAAGAAGTATGGTGTTGATCAAGATTATGATTGGCACCAAGATGAAGTTACTAACATCGATGGTTTGAGACTCGATGTTTCTACCACACTCTTCCTTAACGAACCAACAGATTACGAGGGTGGAGAGTTAGAGTTGCGTTTTGGCGACTTTGGTGTTAGTATTAAACTTCCCGCAGGTCATGCCGTTATGTACCCGACAGGTATCATTCACAGAGTGACCCCTGTCATCTCAGGAGTACGTAAAGTCATTCACTGGTGGGACGAATCTAACGTGCAGAATCCATTCATTAGAGACTCTATTGTTCAACTGAACAAACTCCCTAAGCGAGTGGATCTTCACACTGCAACCCTTGAAAGATTCTGTTGATTATGAACTTAAAGTACAATGAAGACGCAACCCTGGAAGAACTTCGCCAGTATATTATTGCCACCTACAACCAGCATTATTCTGCTGGACCTGATAGTGTTCAGACCCTGGACCTAATCAATGCCGTTGGTGATGGTGAGGCATTCTGTCGTAGCAACATCTTGAAGTACGCATCTCGATACGATAAGAAAGGGACCGCTAGACGTGACATCATGAAGGTGTTACACTACGCAGTGCTACTGATGCACTTCAACGATCAAGCAACCATTACCGAAGAATACCCTAACCGATGACCTGTATGAAATTTTCCGAACCCCAGATGGATATCTTGGGACTCTTTATGAACATCAATCCTTCGATTATGTTCAAACCTGGTCAGAAGGTGTCCACTATCTCTAACAACCGTAACATCCTCGGTTCTTGTGTCTTCAAGGACATCGAGTTTGAGCGCAAGGCACCTATCTATGACCTTGGTAACATGATGAAGACCATCAAGGTCTTGTCTCGTAATACTTCTTCCACTCCTGACGTGAACTTCGACGAGAAGTTTGTTGACATCTCTCTGGCACGTTCTCGCATGAAGTATTACTATGCTGAGGAGCGTATGATCACAGTTCCACCCGAGAAGATCAACAGTCTGGGTGAACCTGCTATCACTACTGAGATTTTCAACGAGCAACTGTTCCAGATCTTCTCTGCTGCTGCTAGTTATCAACTGCCTGATCTGTGCTTCCAAGGTAAGAATGGTATTCTGTATGCCATCGTGACTGACAAGCGCAACTCTACTGCTAACACCCTTGAAATTGAACTGGGTGAGACTGATCGTGAGTTCTGCTTCTGCATGAAGATCGAGAACATGGCAGTGGTTATGTCTGGTGGTACTCCTTGTCGTGCTGTGAAGGGTTTCAAAGTGGACCTGTACGAGCAGAAAGTTGCTAAACTGTATGGTATCGTTAGTGAGAACAGTTCAGTACAAAACCTTGAACTGATGATCGCCCTGGAACCTGATTCCGAATACTGATGAACATCTTCGTTACGGACCCATCCCCATACAAGTCTGCTATGGTTCTTCCTGACAAGCACATTGTCAAGATGCCCTTGGAGACCTGTCAGATGCTTGCTATTGTATGCTCTGACAAATGGGGTCATGGATTTGGCACCCTTCCCAAAGCAGACGGTACTCCCTATGCTACTGAGAAGGGTGCTTTTCGTAACCACCCATGTACCAAGTGGGCGAATGATTTTGTCATGAACTGGCAGTGGTTACTCGCACATGGGTTCGCCCTGTGTGAAGAGTATGCCGCTCGCTATGGTAAAGTTCATACTTGCTTCTTGACTCTCTGTGCAGCAAAAGAGATCCTACCCACGGGTGATCCCACAGGACGCTCTGGCAAGGGACCTAAACCTTTTGTGTTTGCAGGACCTGATGAGTTCAAGTATGATACAAGCATCGATATCTACACTGCCTATAAGATGTACATTGCATCTAAACCATGGGTAGCAGATAACTATATTAAACTTCCACATCGTAAACCCGAATGGGTTTGACACTTAATTATGAATGATTTCCTTTGGGTTGAAAAGTACCGTCCACAGACGGTTGACGAATGCATCTTGCCTGAGGAGACTGCTGTGATGTTTAAGGGGTTCATCGAACAAGGTGAAGTCCCTAACCTGCTACTAGCAGGACCCGCTGGTATTGGTAAGACTACTATTGCCAAAGCACTCTGTAATGAACTGGGTGCTGACTACTATGTGATCAACGGATCGGACGAAGGACGCTTCCTGGACACTGTTCGGAACCGTGCTAAGTCATTTGTGTCCACTGTCTCCCTGACCTCTAAGGCGAAGCACAAGGTGCTGATCATCGATGAGGCAGACAACACCACTCAGGACGTACAGATGCTCCTGAGGGCGTTCGTAGAGGAGTTTCAGGGCACTTGTAGGTTCATCTTCACCTGCAACTACAAGAACCGCATCATCCAACCTCTGCACTCACGTTGCTCTGTTGTGGAGTTCAACGTCAAGGGCAAAGAGAAGGTCAATCTTGCTGCCTCATTCTTCAAACGTGTGCATACCATCCTCGCTGAGGAGGGTGTTGACTTTGAGATGGCAGTGCTGCGAGAGATCGTGATGAAGCACTTCCCTGACTTCCGTCGCACTCTGAATGAACTGCAACGTTATGCCTCAAAGGGCAAGATCGACGTGGGTATTCTGGGTCAGGTGTCTGATACAGGTATGAATGACCTCATGGGTTACCTGAAAGCACGTAAGTATACTGACATGAAGAAGTGGGTCGTATCCAACATGGACAACGAACCTCATATCATCATGAGAAATGTGTACGACTCGCTGTATACATACTTACAACCCAAGAGTATTCCCGAAGCAGTGCTTGTTATCGGTGAGTACCAATACAAAGCAAACTTTGTCATGGATCAGGAGATCAACCTCGTTGCATTCATGACTGAGATCATGATGAGGTGTGAATTCAAATGAGTATAACCAAGCACGATCTATTCCCTACTACTGTGTACCAGTTCAATCTGGACCCAGATGATATGGAGATGTCGGATCAGGCATTGGCATTCATTAAGACTCTCAATATGCAGATGTATAACTTCCCTGCTGGTGTTAGAACCAGTCGTGGAGATATACATAAGGAAGACGAAATGCAACCTCTGTGTGGTTTCTTCCATGACTGTCTGGACTACATTCGTTGTGACCTCGCTCTCCAAGTTGAGGAACTTCGCATCTCTTTGTCATGGGCGAATTATGCACCACCTGGATCAGGTGCTGGTCATCCTCTTCATCGGCATAATTATTCTTATCTCTCTGGCGTATACTACTTCACCGAGGGAAGTGATACTGTCTTTCAAGACCCTGTTGATATCCGTAATCTTGATACCTTGGAGATCACTAGGGATTGGTTCGACGGACCCTATGAAAGATTTAAGGCAGAACCTGGTAAACTTCTTGTCTTCCCTGGATGGTTGAGACATTACAGTAACCCTCACGCTGGTGAGAACTCACGTTACACTATGTCGTTCAACTCATTACCCCATGGACCAGTCAATGCTGGACCTCAGGGTGTACCTATGGCGAACATTAATGTATTATGAAACCTTTGAAGACACCACTCCGATACCCTGGTGGTAAATCGAGAGCAGCAGCACAACTCTACAAGTGGTTCCCTATTGACGCTAAGGAATATAGAGAACCTTTCCTAGGTGGTGCCTCTATGGCACTGTATTACTCCCAGTTACATCCTGATTCTCCTGTGTGGGTTAATGACAAATACTTTTACCTCTATAATTTCTGGGTCCACTTACAAGAAGACGCTGACTTACTGTCTGATGTCTGCTATGCAATCAAGCAGGAGCACAGCACCGTTGACCTTGCTAAGGAGTTGTTCATCCGAAGTAAAGAAGAGATATCCGACGCCGATCCTTTTCGCCAAGCTGTTCTATTTTGGGTTCTTAATAAGTGTTCTTACTCTGGGTTGACTGAGAACTCTTCGTTCTCTCAGTCTGCATCTAAACAGAACTTCACATTGCGTGGTGCAGCAAACCTCAGGAAGTATGGTGATATCATATCTCACTGGCGTATAACGAACCTTGATTATGCTGAACTCATGGACGGTGGATCGGAAATCTTAACATTTCTTGACCCACCTTATAAAATTGGATCCTATCTCTACGGGACCAATGCCGAAATGCATAAGGATTTTGATCACGATAGGTTCGGAGCGGACTGTAAGCAGTGCCAAAACAGATGGATGGTGACCTATAATGTAGATGAACAGATCGAAGAGATGTTCAAAGACTATCATCAAAGATACTTTGACATTACCTACGGTATGAAACATCGTGAGAACAACAGGAAGACTGAACTTCTCATTACAAACTACGATACAACTCCTACATCATTAGATAAGTTTTTCTCATGAGCGATTACGAATTCCAACTCAAAGATTACCTCAACGGTATCAACTTGAAGCAAGGCAACGTTCATGAAGACGAACGTGCTATGAGAAAATATCCTTCCTTCGTCGTAAACAAGTGCCTCGCTGGTTTTATTGACTGCATCATGCATGTCAATGAGATGAATCGTTATCACCAACTCGACAACGATCTGCAATATAACTATTACCTATATAGTATTAGGAAATCCAAACGCTTCGCGCCTTGGGATAAATTTCAGACAGATAATGATCTAGAACTTGTAAAACAGTTCTACGGATACAGCACCGACAAGGCGAGAGATGCCCTGAAACTGCTCAACAAGGATCAGTTAGAAGTCATCAGATCTAAATTAAACGTTGGAGGAAGAAAATGAGTGACGAGATCAGATGGTCTCAGGATATGATGTTAGAAGTGGCATTGAAGGAACCAGATGACTTCCTAAAAGTGCGCGAAACTCTAACCCGCATCGGTGTTGCATCTCGCAAAGATCGTAAGCTGTATCAATCCTGCCATATCCTTCACAAGAAGGGCAAGTATTACATCGTTCATTTTAAGGAGTTGTTTGCACTCGACGGCAAACCTGCTAACATTACTAAGAACGACATCGAAAGACGCAATCGTATTGCTAAACTCCTGTTTGACTGGGGTCTAGTAGATTTTGAGGCAGAAGGTCTGGTGGACATTGCACCACTGAACCAGATTAAAGTTCTCTCTTACAAAGATAAGTCCGAATGGACACTTGAATCTAAGTACAACATCGGTAAAAAGAAAGTAGTATCAGAGTCGTAGTTTATGTATGAGGATATGGACTGCTATGATAAGGCGATCCAACTTTTTGGAAGAAGAGTTGGCATGATCTGTGCCATGGAAATGGGAAAGAAACTAAGTGCCGAGACCGCCTACGCTAACATTAAGATGGAGTTGAAAGAACTCAAAAAAGTCCGTAAAAAATGGAACAAAGAACACTCTGATGATTGCTAAATGAAATTTCTTGGACTGAGAGTCGAAGACCACGACTCCAACATTTGTTATACTGATGGTAAGAAAGTCAAGTACCTCTCTACGGAGAGGTATTTTGGTGTCAAGCACCATGGACTGAACAATACATGGCAGTGGGAAGACATCCTAAATGATTGGGGTGTTCACACTGCTGAACTGGATGCTATCTGTATTGTCAGTGATCAAATAACCTTTGAAGAGGGTGAATTATACCGTGAAATTGACCTCGGTGTGACATGTCGTGCCTTCGCTATTGATCACCACTGGGCACATGTCCTATCTCAATGGCCTGCTGGTCCTATTCCCTACCTAAACTATGTGTTTGATGGG